ACTGATAGGTGATATCAACATCACGTTCACAGTAGGTCTGCATCTCGTAGGTCCACTCACTGAAGTCATGAGTATCAGCATAGTTTCCTTTTAGTAAACCCAATCGGTATCCCCAAGACTTTAGACTGTGCCGTCCCCGCAAGAGGGGAGGTACTTTATTCTGTTTAGCATCTCGTTCGTACATGTCAGTCCAGATCAATCGACTGCACACCAACAGGTCTAGGTGTGCCATCTCCTCCCCCTTCTGATCTATATCTTTACAGAACTCAGGATACAACTTAAACAGAACAGGGAGATCAAACCTTATGGAGTTGAATCCTACAATTACATCTGCTTGAGCCAGTTTATTCAATCCTTTCTCAATCGTATGGTAGGCTTTATCTTTTGCGTAAGAATAAACCTTTCCATTATCAATATCCTTCATAACCAATGAGTGGACCGTAGTCACATCTTCAACCAGTCCATTGGTCTCGATATCAAACACATATCTGTTTGTCATGCTAAAAATCTCCTTGAGTGTCAGTTGTTGCAACAGATGGAAATACATCTGCTTCTTGTAGTACCTCAGTCAATCGTGCAGTCTCCCGATCCCAACGTAACTTACCGCATACCCCTGTATCCCCAGTGTGACGGTTCTTTAGTACCCTCATGATAGATACATCTTTCTCCTCTTCATCGTCTGACTGCTGATTTCTTTCTGCGCTTAGAACGATGTCGCTAATTTGGCCTATGGCGTGGGAACCACGAAGGAGATTCAGAGCGGGTCTGCTCAGTCCCTCCTCCGTGCTTCTCTCCGTCCTCCTCAAGTGCGACACCAAGATCAATCGACACCCTACCTCTTGTACTAAACTCCTTAGTTCAGTCATGGTGTTATCTATCATTCGCCTCTCATCTCCATCTGCTTGACCAGAGATCAAGATAGAAAGGTGATCAATAAACACCGTCTTACAAGAGAGTCCCCTTACTAAGTACCGTACCTTACCGATCAAGTTCTCAGGATCTAGTGATCCGTGATGATCGTATAAGAACCAGTGACCTGACCCCAAGGTACGATCATATGCACCCTTGAACGCTTCCATATCTACGGCTTCAGACTCCAAGTGGACAGGTTTACTCAACTCCGTACCAATGATACCTAATGCAGTGCGTCTTAAAGATTCCTCAAGAGCAATGTAGCCAATGACTTCACCATTCTTAGCCCAATGATGAGCCAACTCCCTGCATATGGTAGACTTCCCGGTCCCTGTGGCAGCAGTGATCGTCACAATTTCGTGTGTCCTGCAACCCAAGGTCATGTCCTGCAACTTAGCCCAAGGATACTCAATCGAATCAGTATCATTGGGAGTCGATATCAGTTCCCATAGATCTCTACCATCTACAATACCATCGGGTCTCCATGCTCTCGGCTTGAATATACTGGAGACCAATTCACCACCCCTGTTCTTCATCAGCATCTCATTAGCATCCTTCAAGGGAAGAGTAGCAATGTAAGCCTTGCCCGGAGGGAGAATTGCTGCTGCCTTGGCCGCACCTTCTTGACCCTGCTTGTCCTGATCAAACATGAAGATCACTTCCGTAAAGGAAGATAACCATTCAATCGAGTTGGACACTGCTCTATCAGCATGAGCAGCACCATGAGGTACTGATACAACAGGCCACTTGTGACTCTGTATCTTGGAGACCGACAATGCATCTATCTCGCCTTCTACTAAAACAATCTTATTGCCCCCTGCTTTCCACAAGTGTTGCCCATATAGACCAACTCGTTTCGAGTCACCCAACCACACAAACTCCTTGTTAGTATCTCTAAGTTTCTGTGCCACAACCATTCCATCCTGACCCATGTACTGAGCAACATGGACTGCCTTCCCTTGATATCTGCCTACCCCATACCCCCACCTTCGACATGTATCTGCATCAAGACTTCTTTTAGGTATCTCTTTGAACTCAACCTTAATCAGTCCTTGTTGTTTCATAGGTGACACAGTAGATGCTCCTTGTTTTGCTTCTGTTGATTGCTCATAGTATTGGCAACCAAAACAATACCCGTGTCCGTCATCAAATCGGGCAAGGTTGTCTCGGCTACCGCATTTGGGACAAGGCTCATGCTTCAAAAAGAGAGAGTTGCTGCTGCTGCTGCTTAAATTTTTTGCTGGTCTTTTCATCTATCCATCCTTGAGGTATTTTCTTCTCGCACCACTTAAAGCCATATCGGTCACACCACTGAGCATAAGTAGTCGGACTCTGCCTGCTCAGTTTCTGACTAGCCCTGCTAAATAGGAATCGAAGTTCCAACTCTGGATGTTGCTCCTTGATACGCAGATGCTTGGCTCTATCACTAGGTCTGAACCACCCTTTGACTTCTATTAAGATGCCATTAGGCAGTATAAAGTCAGGGACGTAGGCACGGGTAGAAACATACTTAACTCTGCACACTTCGTACCCATAGCCTACGCCCCTACTCGTCATGTCATCTGCTACATCTCGTTCTAAACGAGACCTGAAGAAACCAACTGGTTCAGAATGGAACTTCATCCCCGGACGTTTCTTCGTCGCTCGGTACGGATACCGGCTTGGTTTCCGTATCCGTGCCTTCTGATTCCAAGATCTCTGTTTCATCATCAGCATCCTGCTGTTCAGTCATTACGAATCCGTCCTCTTGATTCTGGAACCCTAAAGATTCAGCACTCATACCCGTGCCGCCCTCAACCAACTCGATAATCTGGGCAGCAACCAACCTGAATGTAACACCATAAGTCTTACCAGTAGGATTGGCATAGGCACTCATAGTATACGCCACTGACATCTTGGTTCCACTATAAGGATTGATACCAGAGATCCGATTCCCTTGTGAATCAAAGAGCAAGATACTCTTCTGGATCTCTCGTCCATCCCTTGTTCTAATTGTTGCCGCCTGTTTGAATCGGGCAACCTTCTGTCCTGTGTCTTCACCATCTTGATCAATATCATCTAGTAAGGGAAGGTGAAGTCCCCACTTCTTACGAGAGGGATTGCTTTCCACATCCTCTTTCTTGAATGAGGTCGCCAACTTTGTTGCCGCAGTCTTAATTGCAGATGCTTCCTGTGATTTCAAGATTAAGTCCACCTTGAAGGTTCCTCTCTCATCAAACTTAGTATCTGGATTAACGAGATAGGGAAATTTTGCTGTTCCAACAGGGGATACATGCTGCATGTCATTGTTGCTGTGATTCGTAGCCATGATTTTGATCTCCTTAATAGATCGTTTATGGAAACTAGGATTGATACTACTGAACAGTAACTTCTGTTTCGTTGTACGGAATACGATTCAAAAATCTCCTGTGTTAAGGTTGATAGGTCGAATAAAAGGACACAAATCCTTCTCAGTTACATCAGCTATTTCCCATTTGTTGTTCTCCTTTTGTAATAGGTAAGCGACTCTATACATTACTGGATGCCCCGGAACATACATGCTTCGCAGTATAAGTACATCGGTCGATGGGATAATAGAACTTGATACCCTTCCTCTTGCTACAGCAAGTTCGCATATCTCAGAGGTTACTCTACTTCCTCTTGCCTGTCCAATTTTTCGAGTTCGGAAAGAAGTAAGCATATCTTATCCTGCAAAGTAAGAAGATTGTAACACTTGCTCCACATCAAGAGTGCCATAGGATGGCAGGTCAGGTATAGGCTTGTCAGTCTGTGCTTGGAATTGACTATGAAGACCACCTAGCACATCCGATTTGTACACCTCAACAAACGCTTCACGAATTAACTCTCCAAGTTTCTGAATATTACAAGCGTGGGCTGAGAAAGAATCATGAACTACCCCAATACTCTGGATACCTGCCTTCTTAGCCTTGACCACTGCCAACAACAGAACAGTAGCATCCAAAGAGTGGATGACATTAGGAGCAATCCCATTTATTTGTCGCACAACATCGGGTGTTCGGTTGGTAACCGGAACTCTTAGTGTAGCCTTGCAACTACTGCCATCTCCCAGACTCAAACGAATTTGCCGTGACTGCATGGCTTCATAGTTCTGCTCAACAGGAAACCCCAAGGGTGTAGTCCACTTCACTGCCTGCTTCTCTTTTACTAGCACCCGTGCCACATCTCTTAGCCACTCCATCCCAACACGGGCAGCAATCACTACTTCTCCAATCGTATCCCATGTCACATTCGCTAACCACTGTGCCGCTTCCGGTATCTTGTCACCGAAGGGATGGTCCTTCTTGGCATTGATAGCATCGACTATAAATGTACGATGACTATACTTTTTACTACCATAGGGGGTAGTCATCACAATTCTTTTCAAGACTGACCTATCCACACCGAAGCGTAACCAGAGAGGAGCGAACTCTTCATCCATTTTCCCTTCAATCTTCTTGGTCACTGCCTCGGCTACATCTGAATAGATATCATTAGGCACATCCGATGGAATAAGATTGGTGGACTTACCACTGACTGGGTCTCGAAGTAAAGCAGCATAGTGCTGCAAACCAGAACAAGTCTGATCCACACTGATAGGTAGATTGGAACGGTAGCTTAGACCCTGACCATTTAAGCCTACCCAATCATGACACCATCGCAAGAATTGCCACGGATCTTCCGCTTCCAACCACCACCTGTTATTGTAAGGATCTTCAGCACATCTTTGAATATCCTGTGAATTATTAATGACCCACATAACTCGATCTGAAAAGGATACCTTATCGTAACCAAAGGAATTGGCCCCATGTATGGCAAGCCATCGTGCTGATTCATTGGTCCCAATAGGTAAGGCTTCTGCAAATTGAAGTATACCTCTACATAAGTCACTCCCTTGAACCGTCAATGGATGGGGTACGGTATACACTCTCCCCCTGAAATCCATCTGATGTGGATAGAAGAAAGTATCCTGCCCATATCTTTTCCCAGTTGTAATGATCTGCATGGCAGCAATTCGTTTGCTTCGAGTCTTGATGTTTAGTTCCCATACTGCTGCTGCCTGTCTTTTCCATGCTACCCTTGATTCTCTATTGGTATCTATATCTGCTGGCTTAGGTGGTAAAGACTGATCCTCTGCGGAAGGCAAGGTTCCTACCTCTCTATTCAAATGCCAATGCTCTTCCACTGTCGTCAAGATGGGAGAATACACAGACCAACCGACCCTCTGTAAATAGTTGATGCCTTCATATACTGATGACATCTGTACTTGTTCTAAGTCCTTGAGATACTGTTTGGTGGTTCCTTTAACTAAAGGTATTACCTCCAACTCCTGAGAATGATAGCCCCCCACATTAGGCGAACTCCAATTCTTTGGTGGTACTACACAAGGAAGGAACAAGGGTGACAACAACTCATAGAACTCATCATACGCAGCAAGCCAAGCATTAAGATCATTGCTTGCTGTTAGTATCGGTCCCTTCTTCCCTCTTCTCTGAAGCATAGGATGATTACGCTCGACCACCCCTAAGTTGATTAGAATATCTAAAAGAACTGCACCTACTCTTAACTTAGTTTCTTCAGTCCAAGCCTCGTAATCCCAACTAGTGCTACGCATGGCTTGTGAAATAACTTTATGCTTGTACCCCGGAGAGGTACTGTTCTTTATTCTCTTCTTGATTGTCTCAAACAAACCCGGATAAGCAGCACGAAATTGATGATACCTCAACTCTCGCTCAACCTCACTGCCAACCATAACCGATGCCCTAGTCACTGACCTTAATCTCATCACTGAGTTCAAGGCAGATCGCATTACTAAGAGGGCCATGACTCTAGGTTCTAACAGGGTAAGGTAACTCAGAGACTCCGGTATACTTCCGGGCCTACTTCCCATCATGTCTACTCTAGTCTCAATCCTTTCAGCAATAGTTATGATCAGCCTAGCAGTATATTCACGGGCAGCGTCAGTTGCCCAAGGTTGACTACGTTCCCTCGCTCTTTGCTGCTTGGCCCGATACCGGATCAATCCCAACATACTCATCTCCGACTCCAATGTCAGTTGCTTCTGTAGTTCTGCCATTGGTTTCATCCCTTAGTTTTATCCCCTTGGTGACAGGAGAAACGTCCTTTAATCCCTTGGATTTACACATATCATCGTAACTTTCAAGTGGCACACCGGGAGGAGTACCCCACCTCCCTCCCGATGCAAGCCACACTTCTTCAGCTTTGATTTGGAGAAGATTAGGAGGAACAGGATTCTCATCCAATGACTGAAAAGTCTGGGGCATTCCCGCATAATCTTCACGAAACCTCTTAGTTAGATGACATGCTAATAGCACTGTTCCACGCCTTAACCTTTAAGTCATTCCCTGTCCCGAGATTTGCCACTCGGAATCTAGTCTCAGCCTTGATCGCTTCGTTCTTACCCTTGTACTCATGGTGGTCAACCCACTGAGTAACAGCATTGAACGCAGCATACCAACTGTGCCTAGTGGATGGGATCTGCTGTGCAGGATCTCCCAAGAAGTTATTCCTGATTGCTAGACGAGTCTCACGAACACTGTTCTGCTTACGCTGAGTGAACTCAGCATCAGTAACCTGTGGTACTGGAAACAATTCATTCAAGAATGGAACCCAAGTATCGTTGGTTACCTTGACCTGAGACAACTGCCGTGCCACCTTGGTGTGATCAGTGAACGCTGAGTTGATCTCACTCAGGGCATCACGAACCTCATCCATCTTCAACTCCATGTCTCCTGAGTGTCGGACACTGAGGATCTGACCTTTACCTTGAGCCAGTGCCATCCCTACCGTGTTGGAACACACCGGACGGATCGCAGTAGGCAGGAACCGAACCCGATGCTGTCCAGTATGATTGAACAAGCACATGATGAAGGGGAGAGTGACATCCCCTTCAGCCACCTCATGGACACCCGGAATCTGTGCCACTATCACCACATCCTTGCCCCCCCGGAGGGTAAACCCTGCCTCATACTTCATGATGCCGTCCATCATGAGTGAGTTGAGCATCGGGAAAGCCTTGAGATGTCCCCAAGGTGCATAGTTAGGTGACACATGACTCAACTCATATCCGTTGTCACTCCTAACGATACCCTTTGCTGACTCAAACAACTCGAACTGACCTTCAGCCACCTCCTTATATAGAGGTATCATCTCAGGCTCGAAGTCTATGTAAGGGATGATGTCATCCGATACCAAGTCTCGATCCTTCTCGACATGTCCTAGCTGATGCCAAGCAGGGGTCCTTGCATACACTGCCTCTGCGAATCCGTCTTCTCGAATCGTGATCTGATGACTCATAAGAAATCTCCTTGTAAGTGAGAGTCATTGAATAGAACTAGGTACTTCTATACATATAGAGTACCACATAAAAAACCCCCGTCAAGCTATAACCCTTGACGAGGGCATGGAGGAGGGAAGAAAAGCATAAGGTAAAAACCTTCTGAGTGGGGTCGTCACCCCACCCAGAAGTTATCAAGGAGCAATCCGTTGCCAATTAAGGCGCAATCCATGCCACTGAGTGTCCAAGTATTGTAATCTTTCCGAACAAGAACCCAACTCCAAAGAATACCAGTCCAGAACCAACACCATACAAGAATCCATTGAAGAAGTCAACCATTCTCCTTGATAGTCCCATAACTATTCACCTCCTCTACGAGATTCATCGTCTGCTTGTTCGATCCCATCAACAACACCCCGTAGATCCTGAAGAACACCCTTGGCAGTGCCGCATCCCATTAGGAACCCCAATAGAATAACGAAGACCACCAGTACACCAGCTATCCACCATCGTTTCGTAGTCATATCTTCATCCTTTCTTTTGGTTAGAACTGTTATCGACTAGACAACCAACTGGCATTAAGGAAAATTATTCTCTTCACCAATAAACGTGATGCTTATTGAGGTACTCAGCCAACCCCTGCTTAGTAGTAGGGATATCTACCTCTTCAACATCCTGATCATAGTCCATCGTCAACTCATGAGGAGACTCTTCAGTGATCCATCTTCGAGCCTCTCTCTGGGTAGAGAAATACTTAAACGCTTCCCCCTTCCTCTGCTCCTGTACTCCGAAGGTAACCTTTAATAGTTTCATCTTGTTACTGTCTCCTTTGGTTAACAGATATTGGATTCGATCTGGATCTCTGCAATCTTACTATCTACAAAGTCATCTAAACCACTGATGTCACTGATATCCATCTCACTCACAACATAAGAAGCGGTGTCCTTAATCGCTTCCTCAAGAC